GTCGTATATCTGAGGCGCAGTTTGGGAAAGTTGAAGGACGGCTTGGTACTGAACAACCCGCTGGCTCATGGTTGAAGCGTTGGGGTCGGACACCGGCAAAATGTCCAAATGGTCATAATCGGACTTTTTGGACTTTTTGGACCCCACTTCCGGTTCGTAGCTGTACTCGTCCGGGGTGTTGTCCCGAATGATCGCCGCCAGCAGCTTGAACTCTTGCTTCATGGTGTAGTAGATGCGAGCCTGAACCGCGCTCATCACCTTCAGCATGCGCTCCAACACGGCCAATGTCGTGCCAACCGGGGACTGGGCTGAGCTATCGCTGATTTTCAAGTCGGCAACCGCAGCGAAGCGACGGCCATCCTCGACAATCTTGTCCATCAGGGTCACCAAGACTTGGCTCGGCTCCTTGTATGGCAGCGTCATGATGTTGTCGCGCATGGCTCCAGACGGGATATCCACGTCGCGGAACTCACCGGGGGAGATGGGAGTGTCGTCCCCCTTGATGCGCATACCACGGGTCTTCAAGCCACCGGGCAGGTTGTTCAAGGTTCCCGCATCCACCAGCTGGCGCATGAGCGACGTAGCCGCTTGCGCATGCCCACCGATCAGGTGAATCAGGCCGAAGTAGTAGAAGCCAAAGCCCGGAATGTATCCATAGTGTACAAAGTGCTGGCGCTTCTGTTTGCGCTTGTCGTCCTCCAGCCAGTTACGGCGCACGGACAGCACCTCCATCGTGCCCTTCTCTATAGTGACGATGTACGGCAGTGCTATACCGGTCATCTCACCGTCTTTATCTTTGTCCTCGTATCCTTCCAGATCGAGGTCGACGTGCATCTCAAGCAGCTGAAATCGGTCGTCCATTGTGGCAGACAGCCCGGTCTCTTTGTTCTTTTGCTGCTCAACCTCGTCCATCGTACGTACGGGGTCGCCAAGGTCGATGTCGCGGTAGAAGCCAGCAACTTGGAGCTTCCTCAGCTCGTTCTGGGTCTTGCGCATGCGGTGGGTAACCCGCTCTGCGTCTTCAAGATTCTTAGCGCCGTACGGCACAACGATGTCCTCAGCCGTGATAAACACCGCCGTCTGACGGTCAAGGCTGGGATCAAAATAGATTTTTTTGAAGGCGTTACCTGACAGGCACAGGCTAATCAGCATGCGCTCATGCTCGGGGCGGTACTCGCGCATCACCTCGGTCAGCTGGTAGTTCATGTCGTCGGTGACCCGAACCGCCGCTTCTTTCTTCTCCGGCGTCTCTTTACCGATGATTATCGTCTTGACCGGACCCATGGCTGGGAAAGTCTCCATGATGGTTTCGGACTGAAACTTGACCGCGCTCTCCATCAGAATGGGGTGATACACGCCACACGCGCCTGACCACGGCTCGGTACGCTCTTCGTAGTCCAGACCCAACAGCTTTAGGCCTTTAATATAGGTGTTGAGCCATTCTTTGCGTGAGCTGATGTCCGTGTCGTAATCGCCCAACAGGTCACTGGCCAGCGTTGCCAACACCCGCTCATCAATTTCCTCAGCCAAGTTCTTGTCAAACTCTTCGTCTTCGCCGGGTGTGATCTCAATATCAAGCCCATCCATCTTGATACCAACAGACTCGGGGTCCTCGATCTCAATCTCAATGTCCGGCTCGTCTGTGAGCGACTCCAGCCCCTGCGGAGCTTGGTATAGTGCTTTGTCGATTGCCATGATGTGTCCTTATTTAAATTTCGGGCCGGTAAGCCACAGCGTGGCAGTGTGCCGTACACCTTGCGTAACAGGGATTACCCTGTGTGAAATAAATGATGGGAAGGCGATGATGCTACCTTTCCTTAGTTTGGGGCGATGAATTTCAGAATTCAGCCGAAGTTCAAACTCCCCACCTTCAAATTCTTCCGGGTTGTTTAGCAAACAAACAACCGTGACCTTCCGATCCAGCGGCAGGTCAGACAGCACCATCGTGTCAATGTGCCAATTAAAGTGCTGATCCTTGGTGTACGTAGCTAACTGTATCTGGTCGTACTCACTTATGTCCAGACCCCAGTTTTTGCTCTTGTTCGATAACAGCCCAAAGCCACTCAACACTCCAGCAAACCAATGATCCTGCGGCGCGAACCCCACCTTGCATTGCCGATGCTCGTAACCCACGTGCATATCCAAGCCCAACTTGCCATCCTGCATGTTCGATCTATCAAACAGCGCAGCGTCACATACAATAGGTGGTACTTCTCCTAGCCGGTAGAACTCCATCAGTAGTACCCCGCCGCCCTACGAGACTTAAAGTATCTGACGGGGTCTGCCTCATCCATGTCCGTTGTTATGAAGCCACCCTGCCTGAACCGCATCAGAGCCAGTGTTGTTGCATCTACATAGTCGTCATGCTCACCTGCCGGGAACGACGCCACCTCATCTACCAGCTCCTCGGACCAACGGGTCTGGGGTGCGTACACCCGCCCCGATGCAAATATGTCGGCCACAGAGTTAAGGCGTGCAATCTTATCCTGCCCACGACTCGGTGTGTACTCTTGCACAGGTATGCCCGAGCGCCGCAGCTCTTGTATCAGTGACGCACCAGAGGCCTTGCGCTCCACGATGAAGCTATCTGGCTCCCACTGCTTGTAGTGCTCATGCGCCACCCGCTTAAGCTCCGGGAACTCCATCCGGTCCTTGAAGGCATCGAGCAGGATGATGCACGACTGCCCCTTACCGTCGTTGGCTCGCTCGTTGTTCCATATACCCCACGTGGTACAGGCAGAGTAGTCTGACCGGTTGGTCTTCTCGAACGCCGTATCCCAGCTCTGGATGATGTAGTTACACTGCGGCGGGTCATCTTCTTCCCAGATGCGCCACCACTCGTGCTTGATGATTGCCCCCTCGCGGGCGGTGGGAGCTTGTTGGTACTGTGCGTTCCACTTGTGCGGCGGCAGCTCGTTGCGCAGCGCCGTCATCTCCTCCAGCGACCAGAACTGTGGCCACAGCGGGTTGCCTGACGGCAGTATTGCCGGAAACTCAATGACCTCCCACCCCTCGCCATCGCGTTGCGCGTCGGCTTTGAGCACTTGGCCAGTCAAGTCCCGTAGTGACCAGCGTGTCATCACGATGATGATCGCCCCACCCGGCTGCAACCGCTGCCGAGGACCGGATGTGTACCACTCGTAGACCTTGTCGTATACGCCGGGGTCGCCTTCAGCCAGCGCAGCCTCTTGTTCTGAGTGCGGGTCGTCAATAATGAGCACGTCAGCGCCCTTACCCGTCACCGCACCGCCCACACCGATGGCGAAGTAGTCACCACCCTTGTTAGTGTTCCACCGTCCTGCCGCTTTTGAGTCGGTTTGGAGCGAAACGCCCGGAAATACCTCCGAAAACGCATCCGTAGCGACCAAATTTCGCACTTTCCGACCAAATCCCGTCGCCAACTCCGCCGTATGGGACGTTTGGATGACCTTTTTGTGTGGAAATTTGCCCAAGAACCAGCTTGGGAGCAGCCACGACGCAAACTCCGACTTGGTATGGCGTGGCGGCATGTTGATGATGAGGCGTTTGCACTCACCCCGCGCCACCCGCTCGAAGGCATTAGCCATTTTTGCATGGTGTCGGCCCGCTATGAACACTGGCCACATGCGTTGTACGAACGGAAGGAAGTGTTCCCGGCAGTTTTCGAGGTCTTTGAGCTTGGTTAGCTCGTCGAGCTGCTTGAATATGACCCGCTGATCCGCTTCTGACAGCGTATGTATATGGTTGTACAGCGCCTCTAGCTCGCTGGCGCTAGTATTAGCTTGCATTGTAATCGGCAGTAACTTTGTTAACTTCCGACGCGTGTACTGGTTCTTGCCCGAGCACACCCAATTCCTCATCCATGTTCAGCTCACCGGGCGGGGATGGCGGTATTGATGAGGTTGCCATCACTTCTTCCGCGTCCTCTGGTTCTTCCGGCTGCTCAAACAGACCCAGCTCCTCGTCCAAGTTAGCACCGAGGGGTTCCATGTCAATGACCTGCGCACCGAGTAGCTTTTTGATCCGGTCCTTGATGGCGTTCTCAAGGTCGCCTGAAGTCTTGTGAGTGATGGTGATTTCGCTCTTCTCGGAGAAGAGACCCACGTCGGTGACTTTGCCGAGCAGCTCCAGCGCCTTGAGTTCGTACCGAGCGTCACCGCAGTCTGAAATTTCAATGAGCTTGTGTGTTACGTATGTGCGCAGCTGAACTGCGTCCTTGACCACCTGATGGTCATACTCATGCAGTAAGCCAGCTAGCTTAGTTGCGATGCCACGTTTGAAGGCATGGGTGGGGTGCGGTGCTGTTGGGGCATTGAGCAGCAAGTCACGTGCTGCGGCCTCGTCTTTGGCCGAGTACTCCAGCGGCATACCAAGTTCAGCAAGCATGGCTGCGGTGTCAGCCGCTACGCGTACACGCTCGTCGTCATCTTGTGGTTGCTCGTTGTCCAAGTTAAATGGCAACGGCAGTTCATCCGTTGGCTGGATGAGCGGAGATATTGGTACTTGCATGGAGGAAACGGACTCCTTTGAGTTGGTAGTGCTTTGCGTTTCAAAAAATATAGTACCACAAAAAAAGTGGCATGGTACCAAATAAACAAGGGGGGGCCTTTCTATATGAGGGGGGTGGGGTATACCGTGGACAAAAAAGAGTTGTGAAAAATGAGTGTTGACTGTGCAAAACAGTGTGTTTGCCGATGGCTCGGAGTCCCAAAGCTATTTTGGGGGGTGGGGTGCGGGTGGGTATTCGCATACCCTATCAAGTCACGACAATAGGATCAAATTGTCGCACAATGTGTTCATGCTGTAGGGAAACGCGGACACAAGTAGCGCACCATGCGGCATACATGATAGGAAATAACATGACTACCAAGACCAAGACCGTAACCACTGCCGCCATTGATCCGGTTCTGAATGTAGGACTGGATGGCATCAGCGCGCCGATTCTCGATGATAAAAAGATCGTGGAATACAACACGGCATTTCGGCTTATCGGCGGCGCTGTTACCGCGCAAAATCTTTTCGTAGCCTGCAAGGGTCAAGATAAGATTCAGAACCAATGGCGCTTTGTTGCAGGGCTGATGATCGATGCTGGCGTGAACAGCGAAATGATCAGCGCTGACACTTCATCCAAGGCGCGGCGCGAGGAAGTGATTAATCAAATTGAATCGGCGATATTGCTTTCCTTTGATCAGGAAACGGTTGATTTGATCAAGACCGATTCTCGGGTACATAAGCTCGATTCTCGCCAGTCTGCTATTCGCAAGGCGGGTAAGGATAATCTGCGCAGCAAATTGCAAATTGTCCGAAAGCATATAAAAGCGATTGAAAAAGAAAATGCCGCGGCAGAAGATGGTAAGAAAAAGGCGCTTCTGCGCGAGCGTATCCTCGGCGCTTTGTTGGACATCCGCAATATGATAGGCAACGACAAAAAGCCGGACATTGATACCGTAGATGCCGCAGCCATCATTAAGGACGCGATGGCTGATATTAAAGCCCTAGAACAAAACGGCGAAAAGTAAGACCCGCACCATGAGACCCGCATCGGAAACGGTGCGGGTTTTTTTTCGTCCGCGCCCTGCCATGCCCGCCATTGTGCGGGTTTTTTTTTCGCCCACAATTTGTGGTCGCTGTCGGCTATGCCGTATGAAACCTGTTCTCAGCGCCGGGTCAGCTTTGTCTGCAAGGGGAGGGTATGCGCATACTCTGCCCTGCTCAACTGCTATGCTGATCAGCATAGCACAAAATTCCAGCTTGTGTCAAATAGAAACCTGTTCTCAGCGCCGGGTCAGCTTTGTTTTGTGCGCAGGGTAGTTGCATACCCACCTAATGTTCTAATTTTAACTACGTTTTTTTAAGGAACATTGTAATGTTCTAATTTCAACTAAGTATTTTTAAGGAACATTGTAATGTTCTAATTTTAACTACGTTTTTTTGAGACTAGAAAAACTGAGTATTTTTAAGGAACAATATAATGTTCTTTAAAAAAACGTAGTTAAGATTGAAGTAGCTTGCTGATTTGGGGTATTGTTCTGAACAATACCCCCCTATTGTTCCGACACTGAACAATACAAAACTCAATGGAATCAATGAGTTGCGTGTAATGTTGTAATGTTCCGGCTGTGGCAGGTTACTTTGGCTAAAATTGCCTGTTTGACCCCTGTCGCGCAGTGCATCACCACGCACCCGATAGCAATTTGTAGCACACTCGATTTCCCCCCAGACGTTAAATTCCCCAGAACATTCGTACATTACAACATTATCATTTACTATTACTATAAACTATTGATTATAAACACCTTTTTCCTTTTAGTAATGTTCCTAATGTTCCGAGCTGCCGATAACCCATTGATTTCATTGCACTTTTCCACGGAACATTGCCCCATGCAAACCTGCCCACAAAAAACCTATTTTTTGTTCTTTTCTTTGGTTAAATACCTTTTTGTGTTATAATATAGGTGTTGAGTGAGAGATCGCTCAGCACAGCAACAC